TAATGTTTTTGTGGCACCAGCAAACTTCATAGTTGATGTTAGTGTATATGGACCACCTGAGGCTGGTTGTGTTATGATTAAGGTCATTGATTGACCTGCTACTGGATTGGCAAATGCTGAAAATGTTATTGAACCAGTTAGAGTAATCTTTTGTGTTGTACCATTAGCACAATCAGGTGTAATTGTACCTGTTGTTGAGCCCGAGGTATATACCGCTTCATTGTAATAACCAGTTGTGGTCAAATTAGTAAATTTACCAGTTTTTGCGGTTGTTGATCCAATATTCATACCATCAATAGTTCCAGTAGTAGGACTACTGATTGTAATTGTACCAGTACCACTAGGTTGAATAGTTACTCCATTAGTACCATTAGGAGTAATATTAGTTAATCCACCCATTGCTGTTGTACCTGTGGTAGTTAAACCAACAGTTTGAATTGTACCACTTGAATACAATGACAATGGAGTTGTTATAGTGACATTAGTACCTGCTGTAGGAGGAGCAATAGTTAATGTAGCCGCTGTTGTATAGGTAACACCTGCGTTCGTGGCCGCTATAGTTGGTGGTCCGAAACCATTTAGATATGTTGCGGTAATAGTACCTGTACTGGTAGTATCTGTAATAGTACCACCACCTGATCTAAACAGTTGAGCTTGCGTTCCTAGACCAGCAATACTTAAATTGCCATTTCTAACAATTTGTGTAAATGTTCCAGCGGCAGGAGTTGTTCCACCAATCGGTCCGGGACTTGTGGGATCAAATGCCGACATACCATTGTTAATGGTAACAGCACCTGTTGAACTATTAACTGATAAGGTAATATTTGTACCTGCTGTAAATGTCACTGTATCATTGAGACTGAATGCGTGACTGTTTGTGCCATCTGTAAATGTCAGTGTGGCATTTTGAAGGTTAGTAAAATTACTATCGCCTTCGGTCCAAGTAAGGGCTGATCCTTTACTTGCTCTTGTAACTATAACTGGTTTGGTCATTGGTTATTCCTTAGGCGTATTTGGTAATTTGTAAAATTCCATTATAGGAATAACCAGTATTACTAGTACTACCTACAGGAATTATAGTTGTACCTGTAGTGTCAAATGTAAAAATTCCTCCTTGAAAAAATGGATAACTTCCGACAGAGAATTGTTGAAAAGTAGAATTACTATAAGATGTAACTAATTGATTATTGGTAGATGTATCTCCAAAATACATTGTGCCAATTGTTCCAATCTGTGTTTTATAAGCAGGTATTAATATTTGATAACTTCCTGCTGGGAATGTTATATAAGGGACATTACTAACACTACCGTTTCCATTCCAATTATAACTATTGCTACCTATTGATAAAGAACTTATATTTGAAAATATTTGATTAATATTGCCATTTAACGCCTTACTACCAGTACCGGAATATGCTATATTTGCTCCAAAATTTATGATAGCGGTAGGTAATCCACTACTGGCTGTGGCCCAAGTGGCATTGGTTCCGTCAGTGGTTAATACTTGTCCACTGGATCCCATACCATTGGTGGCTTGGATTTTGTCTGAATTGAGATTGGTAAAATTGCTGTCGACCTCTATATAGGTTAACGGTGAGCCTTTACCTGCTCTTGTTGTTATTGATGACATTGTGACTTGCTCCACTTATAGTTGTTTCTACAATACTCTAGGAGTCCAAGTCTAGAATACTGGTGTACTCAGCCTGAAAGGGGCAATGCCCCTAGCAGGTGTTGCTTAACGAATTAAGCTAGGGCTACAGTCAAGTTGCCACTTGTGATCTGAAATGTATCACCTGTGTCAATTTGCTTGGCAGTTGTAACAGCACCGAAGAACAGTACATTACCAGCTGTTGCGGCATCCATAACGGCCACATGAGTGATTGAACCAAAACTTGCTGTTGCTGTTGGGAATGTAACAGTTGCGTTGGTAGCACTTGTAGTAACGGCTGTTAGACCACTACCAGTAGTTGCGGCGGCAGCGAATGTTACAGCTTGACGAGCATAAGCAGTACCTGAAGTTGAAACTTCATCTGTTAATGTTCCGTTTTGTAGGTTAGCTAATGCGTTACCACTTGTGTTGTTAAACAAAGCCACATAGCGTGTGCTTGGTTGTGTGTAACTTGTTGATGTTAGTACATGGTTTAGTACTTTTGCTTCTAAATAACTTGATGCGGCTGACATAAAAATTCTCCTTAAGGGTTATGAATTTGTTGTTGATCTTTCTGATCACATTAGTATTTAGTGATAACTTAAAAAAACCCTGAAAAACCCAAGAAAAAGTAGATAAAAGTTTTTGGTTATTAAATACTGGATGAAAAATGAAGATATCAAACAATTTATAGAATCGGTGGCCATTATAAATCCAACAAAAAAATGGTCCAAACCCAAACGAGTGAGACAAATAGTTGAAAATGAATTTGGTGAAGAAGAAATTGTTGAAGTATTTGAAATCAGCGAAGACAACAATACCACATTGCCTATTGAAATAGAAAAACTAAAACCCGTTAATAGATTGTGTGAATTGGGTTGTGGAGAAATTGTAACTGATCAAATAGTTGAAAAACGATTGTCATTGACGCCTGAAAGACACTGGCGAACTCATTGTAGAAATTGTAGTGCCTTTGTTCATCCAGATGGCACAACATTGATCAAAGGAGCGCATAGAATTCAGTCTATTTTCTATGCTTATTTTACTGAGCGGAATAAATAAGTGTGTTAGGGAGAATTGTATTGCGTCCTGTGATACAAGGTTCTGACATCGTTGGCATAACGATAAATTCTCCAGGGTTACAGCCATTACCCTAATTTCTCTGAATTTCTCCCTAACACCTTTTTCAAAAGACTCATATTATGAGTCTTTTTTTTGATTATGAAAATTGATTATAATAGATTGAAAGAATTAATTCAAAGAATTAAAACAAATTCTTTAACTGAAGATGATCATCTTCTCTTAGAACAAATCTCAATTATATTAGATAAAATTAATATTAACTAACTGTATATTGTTTATCTAATGGATACATTGTCGAATATGAAACATATGTCAATGTTTCTGTATGAGTTTTTGTAACTCCATTTGCCGTTAAAGCATAAGAAATAGTTACTGAAGTCGAACTCGGTGGGATAGAAACAGTAGTTGTATAATCAGTCCAAGCTGAATTATAACACCAATTTAATTTACCTTGTAAAATAGTATTAATAGCATTATAACTTCCAGTAAAAGATAATGGATTATTTGAATTGCCATATTGATTAGGACCGTCTGTAATTCCGGAAGAACTATTTGGAATATAATTTGTTGAATTCAATTGATTAGGCGACCAACTAACGCATCCTACACTTGGAGTAATTACTAAAGTATAAGAACTAGCAATATTATTCTTAATAATTAAAGATTTTAGTCCATATATTCTTGGAGCACTACCTGTACCATTAGGTTTATCCATTCTAAAATAAGTTCCTGAACTTATGGTGCCGGGATTATATGTGTATCTTATAGTAGCACTAGTACTAGTTGAACTAGAAATCGTATGTAATCCATTAGCTGAAGGATTTCCAGCTGAAATTAACCAATTTCCAGTAGGTGCTGTAGTAGATGAAAAGGTAACAGTAATATAATAATAGCCACCGGTTGGGCCTGTTTTAGAACTATAAGTTGCGCCAATAGATGTACTAGTCTGATCAGGAGCAACAGTAAATTGTTGATTTCCTCCACAAGTTGATAAATTTGTATCTGTAACCGTTGGTACACTTATTGATCCAACAGCAATATATCCTCCAATTTCACAAACATCAGTAGGTGCCGGAGATTGTTGATAATAATGTGATCCACCAGGACCAGTTTCTGTTCTATCTGGTCTCCAATTAGTACCATCCCAATACAAATAATCTCCAACTAATGGTGTAACAGTAGTTGTATCGGCATCTGTTAAATCATCCATTTTTTGAACATTAGAAGATGAATTAGTTTCAGGAATCCAATATGTTCCATTCCAAGTTAATACTTGTCCTGATGTTGGGGAAGATGAATTAACATCATTAAGATCATTAAGATTAGCATTTAGACTAACCACACCAGATGAACTTACATTAATACCTGTACCAGCAGTTGTACCACCTGTAAATTGTTTATTAAGATTACTTTGAATACTAGCTACAGTTGAAGAATCTAATATTCCAGCACTTTCTAATCCACTTAAAATACTATTACCCAATCCTTGCCAATTTATTTGACTAGCTACATAAGCACCAATAATACCAAGACCCAAACCTTCAAGACCAGTTAATCCACCACCGCTGGAATTGGTTATAGGTGTGTTACTTGGCAATACATCCGGAGCTTGTGTATAGGTAAAAGCAAATCCTGTACTAGCCGCACTAAATTGACTTGTACCTTGTACATTACCAGCACGAACTTTCCAATACCAAGTGGCTGTTAATAATTCAATACTTTTGAATGAAGTAGTTGATCCTGTGGCAAATGGTCCACTATTAAGACTACGAGTAGATCCTTGGAATGTATAATTGGTACCATCACTTGACGCCCAGAATTCCATGTCAGTAACAACACCTGCGGGTACTGTTGCGGTAACAGTCATGCTGGGTTGACTACTAACTGTGCTTCCTACCACTGTAGGCGCATCAGGTGTTTGAATAGCTGCCAAGTTGGGATTTGTACTGGTTCCTAACAATGGAGTAAATTGATCTATTGTATCTACAGTATAAACATCCGGATTGTAACTAAGTCCAGTGACCGCAATGGTTAACTCACCTTTTTCATCTTCGGATTTGATTAATTTTATAACACGAAATTGTCTATTGGTAAAACCATAGGTGCTGTTTGTAAGACCAAACACATCACCCACTTGTAAATTGTAACTGGAAAAATCTGTTTTGAATTCCACAGCTAGATCTTCTCTACTTTGGCGTAACATGATATTACCAATAATAGCCGCTTGAACTTGATTGTTAATTAGATCATGCTGTAATTTAAGAACATTGATAGGCTCATTGTAATCCAAATCTTGACTAGGTAAATCAATACGAATGTAATTGTTTTGATCTCTATAATAAGCATAAGGAAATTGTAATTCAACCGCATTGTAGTAACTGTCCAAAGCAGTACCTGTGGCACTGATTTGTCCTATGATATTGTGATCACCGAAACTAAATGTTTGACTAACAACCTGTTGAATTAACACACTCCATTTACCAGTAGCCACATCGTAGGTAATATAACTACCGGCTGTGGCAGCTATTTTGTCCATGTTATCTAACACTTTATTAGTAGTATCTATTAGACCATTGATAGCATAGCGTTGCTGTGCTGGATAAGCGCCATAAGTAACTGATTGACTACTATAGGTATTCAACGCGGCGATGCTTGAAGTATTAATCAAACTGGGATCAATGCTCGCACCATAAAGATCATTGACCATATAATCATACAAACAATCACCAGGCAAATTCATGTTATTGACCACATGGAATTTCAAATTGGGAATAGTATGTTGACCTTTGCTTTGATCATAATTCAATTTGACAATGGCAAAGATCAAATTTTCTGCCATGTAGGTATTGCTCCATCCAGGCATAATGCTATAGGCCGCTGGAGGAACTGTGCCACTAATAGCTGTGGTTGTACCAGGAGTTACTGGCAACATAGGACTACTACTATTGCCTTGATAGAGATAGATACCTATTAGACCGCTGGGATTGGTATCTTGAACACCAGTATCATCTGTGGTATAATCTACCGTTGTGCCATCACTTTTGAATGTGATTAATTTGTTGTCTAAGTAGATAGCATCAATATGAATACTACTGGCTGAACCTGTAGAATATAAATTACCTGTAGTTTCACACAAGGCAATGGCAGCCCAAAGACTTTGATTGTTATTGGTTAATTCGATATCAAATATGGTACCATTAAAATAACTAGCACCATATGCCACTGGAATCTTGTTAGTAGTAGCTGGAGCAACTTGGATACGATTATCAACAACAGTTGTGGTTGTGTTATTTTTATTAGTAAGTCCTGTGATAAATCTCATTAGACCAAATGCCACAGCCACACGAGCAAATATACCGCCTAATCCAGCACCTTCTCCAAATATCGAACCTAGAAAATCCCACATATCTATTCCTTATGCCTGTACTACCATGCCAGTAGTTGGACTAATAGTACTGACTGGTGTATTGCCACCAAAATTCCATACCGCATCAGTCAAACTGGCTACTCTATTCATGCTGTTGTCACCGGGGAACCAATACAATTGATCTGCTTGGTTGGTTCTGCGTCCACTTTCTTGTTTGCTTAACACAGCCAATGTGCTGGCACAGGTCAAATTGATTGTGCTGGTAATGCTTTGACTGGCGTAATTGGTCCATTTTTCATCAATTGAAAAGTTACTGACCACTCCAACAAATTCCAATATTGGATTACCAGTAATATTCAGATAATTGCCATTGGTATCAAAAAATACCTTGCGTATTTCTACTGGTGCCGCTTTGATTGGATTGGCCACAATGTCGGCCATGTATTGTTGGGGAATACCACTTAAACTTATTGTGACATCCGCCTGACTGGATTTGATTTCATTGGTAATTTGTGTAACACCCAACAATGTACCTACAGCTGGATAACTATAACTTTGTCCATCACTTTCAACAATTGAAAATGGAGTTGAATGATTGCTTACACGCACCACCACTTGGCTTCCATTTTGCGTGAATACCATACGAATGAATGTGGCCTGTTGAATGCCACGATAAGCAGTTAGATTTAGTGCTGATGTCATGGTGTTGGTAACGCCTCTACAAAGATAAATGGTTTATCCCAAGTAACAATATTACCAGGATTGATTTTGTAATCAGGTAATTGAGTACAAATCAAATTGAATGTGACATTGTTGCCCACAGTCAATCCATAAGTGCCGCTGGCTTCTAGCACAGGACGATTAAATGTAACTGTGGTACCATTGTTATTACCATAGACACTATAAACTCTTGGTTGACCAGTAAGTTGAACAACATCGCCACTAATCAATGTGCCACTGTTGATAGTTGCTGTGTTTGATCCTTGTGTAACTGTAATGCTGGTTGGTGGAGTTGTATCTTGATAAGGAAACAAATTCAAATGACTAAAACTGGCTGTGAACGCTGTGAATCTATCTAAATTATCTATTGTTTCGATATAACCTCTAATACTGGGATCATTGTATCTCAATCCTGTTGCTGGGGTAACTGTAAAGCGCCAAACGATACCAGCACGACTAACACTACGCACAGTTTGGTCGCGGGCTATGGTTGTGGCCACAACACCACGCTTGTTGATCTGTACATCTTGTGCGTTATCTATAATCCATTGAAAACTCATTTTATAATCCTCCGGCCGCGCCAGGTATCATGTTTTGGCCACGCAAGGTCACCGCATACAAGAAACTTGGATCCTGGGCAATCATTTGTTGGAAACTTCTAGCATCGGTAGCATTGATGTTATAGGTCACATTGGTCATACTATTTTGATTTTGACCTGATTGTCCTATCTGACTATTAGGAGTAACTGACATGCCAGCGGCTCCACTAATAATTTCAGGACCATTTTCACCTACCATAACTGGACCATTGGTTGGAATTGTTCCACCATCGGCAAATCCTAATAATTTACCTACTCCAGCAAATAGACTTGAGCCACCGCCACCTGTTGATGTTAAACCATTTGAATTGAATAAACCAGCAAATAATTGTTTGATTTGACTACGCAAGATATCTTCAGCAATGTTTTGTAGCAAGGTATCAAAACTTAATTTACCTGTTTTGGCAAAATTAACAATAGCATCTTCCATGCCTTTAGTACTATCATCAAATAATTTTTTGGATGTTAATGAAGCATTGGTAGCATCATCTTTATATTTGACAAATGCTTCATTCCACCCAGTTGCCCAATCTCTTGCCTGGACTTCAGATTCCGCAACAACTTGTTTTTGAGTTCTACCCCAATCTTCAATTTCTGCTTTTTGTTTTAAGAATTTGGGATCAGTATCCGCATTATAATTTGGTCCATTAGCTTCTTGAAATAATTTTCTTTGAGCATCAATGCGTTTGGTAGTTTCTTTATCAACTTCTGCTTGAGCTTTTTGACTAGAAGTCATTGTTAATTCAGCAGTTTTTCTTTTTATTTCAGCAATCTGTTCTTCAAATTGAGCTTGTTGATTTAATAAAGCAATATCTTCTTTTCTGGCTTCAGTGCCAGCTACGATATCGCCTTTAATTCCAGTTGTTCCGGCAAAGCGTTTATTTTCTTCATCTTTCATCTTTTCAAGAATAGCTATTTCTTTACTATGATCAACACCTTGTTTGCCTTGTTCAGCAGTTAATTTGTTTATTTCGCCCTGTAATCTTATAAGTTCAGTTTTATGTTTGCTTTCACTATCAAATTTTTCTAATTCAGCGGCTTTATAACTATTACTGGCACTTACCAAAGATAATTCTTTTTCTAATCTTTCTTTGGCAATTTTATTATTAGCAATCATTAATTCCAATTGTGTGTTTAATGAAGCTATATGAGCGGCATTAGGATCAACTGGTTTTTCAGTTGATATCGGTAAACTAGCTTGTTTATTTTTATCTAAAGCAATAGTATTTTGATTAACATAATCTGTTAATTTTTTCCAACCTGATGCTACACCTTCACTGATTTCATTTCCTAATTTTTTGTAACCATCCCATAATGAATCCACTTGACCAGTCAATCGTTGATATACCGCATATACTGTAGCGGCAGCGGCAGCGGCAGCAATAAACCATCCTATTATGGGTGCCATTGTAGTTTCTAATGCCAACATACTGACTACAACACCTTGAATGGCTGTTTTTAATAACATGAATCCTTGTACTATGCCATAACCAGTTAATACAGTAAACACAGCTACCAAAGCAATACCAACAAGTTTGGCAGCACCCATCTCATCACTGATGCCGGTAAAATAACTGATTAACATTAATATTGGACTTAGAATGGTTAAGATTTCATTTTTAACATCATTCATAAATTTGGCCATACTAGAAAGAGCAGAAGCGGCAGCATCGGCACCTCTGGCAGCTTCTGCCATAGTACCTTTTGTTCTATCTAATTCGGCAACATACTTGACCCAATCAACACCTTTAACACTACGACCTAAAATATCATAAGCGGCTTGGGCTCGTCTGGCTGGATCTTGTATTGCGGCAAGACCTCTAGCGATTTTTTCATAGACTTCTTCGGCACTTAATTTATTAAAATCAGTAACAGCTATGCCTAATGCGGAAAAGTCAGCTCTTAATCTTGTGTTACCTTGAATAGCACCTTCAACAGCTTTTTCCATGAATCCAAAACTGGTCACAAGAGTGTTAGTATCTTTACCTACTGAACTCATGGCTCTTGAATATTCCAACACACTTTCGGTAGTCATACTTACTGATTCAGCAAGACGACTCATTTTGGCACCACCTTCTACTACACTTTCAATAAAAGTTCCAATGCCAATTGCCGCTATGGTAGAACCTAATTCACTAAATGCTTTTGAAACTGGATCAGTACTTTTCTTAATATTGACCATAGTGGTATTAACACTATCGCCCGCGGCTTTTACTTTGGCACTGAATTCATTTAATTGTTTGACCGCATCATCCAAGCCTTTCTGAAAGATACTGGCATCTATGGTTAAATTTACATTTAGATCATTTGGTCCGGCCATATTAAATTCCTACACTTTTAAGTTTTTGAAGTATTATTTGTTTGGCATAATCAATAGTGGGTTGACTCATACCATTAGGAGCTTGCGTAGATCCACGCATCTGACCATCTCTAAAACCACGCCCAGCATCTAATACACCAGCATATGGATAGGTACCGCGAATAGTACGACCATTCAAACTGGTATTAGATCTAGCATTGCCGGTTTTGATAGGAGTTAATTGATAAAACCTTTGATAAATTTGAGGCATACAAGCATCAATAGCTTGATCAAGCTGTTTGAAAGTTACTATCAAATTATTTGGACTTACTGACATTCCCACCGGCAAAACTCCTTGCTCTTTCTACCATACGCAACATTTCTGCTTCGTCAGGTTTTTTAGCACCAACAGCCTTGCCTTCGGATAAGTCTTGTTGATACCGTCTATATTTTGTAGCCACATCCATAACATAAAGATCGAATGTGTCCGCTCTCTCAAGGGCCTCGCTGGGTAAACAATGATATCTTGTAGCCAAACCATCTATGGTTAAAACTAGAAAGATATCTTTTTCATTCCAATCGTGGTCCTCGTTTACTACTTTCCCAAGGTTGCTACAATCTTGGTAATTGCCCTCATTAATACTGGTCCAGGAATACTGACTTCTTCAGTAATAATTTCTTTGCCTTGTTCATCAAGAATCATCTTGCGTACCAATTCCAACATGGCTTCATTGTCAGTACCTTGTGTACTGGCCAGTTTCATAAATGTTTGGATTGGTTGGCGATCATAAGTGTAAAACTCAAGTGATTCACCATAAGAGGCAACAGTATCCTCATCATCGAGAATTACCTGTATTAGTTTGGGCTTGCTTGCTAGGTCTTTTAATTTCATCTTTCAATCCTTTTTCTATCAATCAGTTTGTTTACAATCAATAAAATAAAACTCATTCTATTGGTTGCTTTTTCTAAATCTTTGCGAGCACAACGAATTTCATTTTGTGCTTTGGCAAT